ATTAGAACCATAAATAACTATCTCATCTATTAAAAAAACTTTATCTTTTTCTAATTGACTTACACAAGCTGACATAGGGTCGACATTCATATCAAGTCCAATGTGTAAAGGTTTAGTCCAATCTATTTCTTTTTTAACAACATTATCTACTGGGTGGAAATTATAATAAACTGCACCAGCATAGTTTTCAAATGTACCTTCAAACTCTTGTCTAAATGTTCTAATATCTATATCTTGTTTAGCTTGTTCTATTTCCTCTTTAGTAACCATTCCACCTTGTATTGTAGTATATTGAAAAGACTGCCAATCATTATCTTGCTTACCTTTTAGATAAAGTTCGTATGACCAGTTTCCATAACCTTTTGGAGTTCCACAAAATAATACATGACCTAATCGATCTGATATAGATGCTCTTAATACTTCATACCATGTTCGTTTATCTATATCTGCAAACTCATCTAATATTAAAAAGTCTAATCCTGTTCCTCGAAGTGAATCATAGTTATCTGCACCCTTTAAAGATATTTGACTATTGGATTGTCTAATCGTTATAGTCATAGTTGTTTCGTTTATATCCTCAATCCAGTTAAACTGATTAAGCATCTCTTTAAGAGTTCCCCATACGATCTCTTTAGCCATTTTAAATGTTGGTGCTACATACCAGATTTTTCTATTAGGCTGACAAGCATATTTCATCATTTCAGTAACAGCTAAATAAGTTTTACCAAATCTACGACCTGATATAAGAACTCTAAACCTAGCTTTACTTGATGAAACTTTAAGTTGGGGTTTTGTTAGGGTTATTTTCATTACAAAAGTAAGATATATATAATTTGTCCTTATTGATTTCTTGTTCTTTTAATTCAGCAAATCTAATAGTTAATTTAGAACCAGCAACTACACATTCTGTCCATGTATTATAAGCTGGATTAACTGTAACAGTATTATTACAAAAGCCTGTAATTGCAGAGCATATTGTAAAAGCTAATATAAATTTCATTTATTCTTTCGTTTAGATTTTTTTCCTGTAGCCCACCAGATAATTTTATAACAAATCCTAACTAAATAGATATAAAATAAATCGTACATTGTTATACTCATAAATTACTTATTACTGTTAATATAGTTATAGACTCTGCCAATAGCTTTATCTATGCCAAACAATTCTCCTTTAATGAACTGTGTATCTTCTTTTAATTCTACTACAGATACTAATACCCAAGTGCATAATCCAAATAATGCAGTACCTATAAATCCTACTATCCATTTTAAATCAATTTTCATTCTGCAACACGACCTTTATTTATACCTTTTTTAATTACATATTTTTGAGTACCATTAGCACCTGTTTCAACTTCCTTTTTTAAAGACTTAAATAAATTCATTTCTTTCAGTTTCTTTTCTGCGTTTTTCTTAAAAGACTCTAAATACTTTGTATCTCTCATTTGCTACCACCTATGTAACCACCTATAACACCAATCAATCCTGTAACTGACATCTTCATAAGTGTAATGACACTTTCATCTACAGGTCTATTTTCTTCTAGTGCTACAATATAATCTCCAATAATAATAGTACCTAATAAAATTAGAACACCAGTTGTGATTAATAAAACTACAATATCTTTAAAATTTTTAATCATTTCTTTTTCCTTTTTTTAGGTTTTTCAAATTGTTTTTCTACCCATTCAGACCAGGAGTCTATAAAAGCAAAGAATTTATATAAAATTTTATCTATCATAATCTACCATCATTAATTTTATGCCTAACTTCTTCTGTTGTTTTGTAGGACTTCGGTTGATTCTATATGAGCCTTTTGGCTTATCTTTTAAACTTTTACCTTTTTTATTTTTTCTATAGGTATTTGTTTTTATATCAATGAGTTGTATTTTACCATTTTTGTCAACGATCACAATATCAAAAGGACAAGCAGGATCGACAGATTTTGCTACATAATAGCCTTGTCTGGTGAGCCTAGCAATAGCCTCATATTCGCCAACAGTACCTTTAATGGAAGTTCTTTTTTGTCTTTCGGATATTAACTGATTAATGTCAACACTAGATTTACTAGACTGGTTATGCTTAGTGCTGCTACGAACCATAAAACCTTATATATATTATTTATCCTTAAATCTATATGATGTAGGTGGTTATCTCTTATAGTGTCTATCTTGTGGTGAATCAAGGTCAATTCGCCTTCAAGTTTTATAATCTTTTTTTCGTTTTCTAAAGATAAATTGTCCATAATTAATATCTACTATATCTGTTTGCTAAACTTTCTGGTAATTGATCTGCACCTCTTATTCTATATTTTTCAATTAATTGATTAACACCAGCAGTTAATGGAGCTGAAATTTTTGGACTAGCAGTAGATCCAAATAAAGGTGATAATTCTCTATTAACTAGATTAGCAGCAGATTTTTGTGAAATAATATCTCTTGCTCTATCAAATGCACCTCTAAAAACTAATAAACCTTGAATATTAGCAAGTTTAAATCCTAAAATTCCACCTAGACCTCTGCCGATTTGTTGTATGATTCTTGACATGGCAGAAGCTGTATTAGAAGCATTTACTAAACTTCCTTTAAATGTTTTTTCTACTTCATCAGCAAATTCATCTATCAATTTTATTTCTTTTGGTTCAAATAATTCTTCAAGTAAATCTTTGTTTTTTTGTTTTAAAGTTTTCCAATTATTGTAAAAAGATTGAGAACTAAATTTACCATTTTTACTAGAATCTCTAACTAATTTTTCCCAAGAAGCTGTTCTTAATGATTGAAAATCTTTATTTTTTGATGCTTGTTTTTGTAACTCTTTATTTTCTACACCAAATACAGTTTTTAATCTTTTTATTATAGACATTGAATCGCTTGATTTTCCTAAATTTGCTCTACCAAAAATATAATCAATTGCTTTATTTGGAGTTATATCTGGATCATTTAATATTTTCATAACAACTTTACCAGCTTTATCATTAATTTTTAATCCATTTACTTTAATATCATTAATATCAAATAATTTAAACTTTTCACTAGCTAGTTGATTAGCTTTTTTTAAAGCCTCAACCCCACCTTTATCAGGACTAAATAAAATATTGTCAACATTATCATCTACAAATTTTTTCCACTCTTTAATTACAGCATTAACACCAGCTCTATCTGTATTATTAGATCCTGCCTTATATATGGAATTTAATTTTCTATTCATAATTATAAATTCATTAAAAGTAGCAGGTTTTATTTTTTTTATTTTTTTTTCGTCTTTAGGTGTTTTTTTAGGTTTGTATTTAGTTACAAAATCTTTAATTACTTTTTGAGCTTTTACAGTTGCTGGAGTAAGTTCTTTATCAATTATACCTGTTTTTTCTTTAATCCCTTTAGAAACTGATGCAATAAGTTCATCTATGTTACTATTGGATGCTTGAAATACACCATCTTTATCTATAAAATTATAAGCTGTTTCAACATTATTTGATGCAGTAGTAAATCTTTTTTCTAAACCTTGAATTATATTTTGACCAGCTTCTTCAATTGTTTCTATATCAAATTGTCCTTTATCAAATCTTTTAATAAGATTAGATGCTGAATTTTCTATATCAATATTTTGTTGTTTTAAAAATGCTTGTGCTTGAATTTGTGCTTCTTTACCATAACTTCCTTTAGCTGCTTCAAATAATAAAGCAATACCTTCTTCATCTCCTGCTGCTTGTGCTCTTGAAAGTTTAAATTCAAATTTACCTGCACCTGCTTGTGATCCAGCAATAGCTGGTGTTTCGCCTTGTGATAATTTTTCTGTAAATTCTTTTATAAATTTTTCATTAATTTTTGTTACATCTATTCCTACTGCTTCTGCTGCTTTTTCACCTCTTTTATTTAAAACAAGCTGTTTAACTTCTTTTCCATTTTCCAGTTTTGTAATTGTTTTTGTAAAACTTGGATTACCCATAATTTTTTTCCATGTAAATCCTACAATAGGACTAACAACACCCTCAAATACCACAGGAACTGCTGAAGATATAGCTGCTCTTGTTACATCTATTTCTTTACTACCTAAAGGCATTACTGCAATATCTTGAGCTAAAGATGTTCCACCACCAGTAACACCTGAAAGCATAGCTTTTTTAAAATAAGATTTACCTGCTTTTTTCATCGCCCAAGAGTAACCTGGAATATAAGCTAGTATTTGTGAAGTAGTTTGTAAAACATCTTGTTGAGAAGCACCTGGTTTATTAAGATAAAAATTTTTACCATCTGGCATAGTAACAATAAGATTATCAAATCTATCTTTAAATATTTTAGAATCTGGAATTTGTGATTGAATTATTTGTGCTTGAGATTTTTGATTTGGGGTGATTAATAATCCAGTTGCTACAGCTAATGAACCCTCACCAGTATATTCTCCTATTTCTGGCATATCAGGAAATTCTGTTTTTTTTGTTCCAGAAAAGAAATCAGCAACTGCATTAGATGCTTTTGTTATTTTACCTTTAAAAGTATTTTGTAATCTTATATCGTCTAATTCTTTTATTAAATCTGGATCAGTAACCTGTTTTCCACTACCTTTAATATCAGATTTAACATTTTTTAATCTTAGTTCATCTAGTTCTTTGATTAATTTTGGATCAGTTACTGCCATATTAACCTTAATAATTTAATTCTTCATAATTACCATTTATATAAACATATTTTTTACCATTTTTTCTAGTAATTATATTGTTAGCAAATTCTGGATCTACTGTTTTAGATAATTCTGTTAATTTTGTTTTCATTTCAGGATTGATTAATGGATTAGCTTCATGCCATTTTTTTTTATAAGATCCCCAAAAACCTAGCTCTTTATCTTTTTTAGATAAACCACCATTTCTACTAATCCATTCATTAGCAACATTACTAAATTCTTTTGCTAATTCATTTTGTCTTTTGTTTATTTGTAATAAATATCTATTTCCTTCTTTCGTAGTTGATAAACCTGCTGTTATTGATTTTGTATAATTTCTTTCTCCATCAGAAATAGCTCCAGAAAATTTTTGCAATCCATCTAAAACCAATCCCCCAGATACACCAGCAACTAATTCAGCAACAGTTGTGTCTTGTAATCCTGGATCAAAACCAAATTCCTCAGCAAATTTTTGTACCTCTGTTCTTAATTCCCCAAATTTTCCAGATTCTAGATTTTCACTTTCATTTAAAGTCATTAAAATATCTAGTTTTTGGTCATTAATATTTGCTAAATTTCCTGCTTTATTAATATCTCTAAATTCTTCACCAAATATTTTACCTAATTCTTTTTCTTCAGAAGTTTCTGGAGGTGGAGTATTAACAGTTACATTTGTTCCAGAACCTCCTATTTGCATAATTTTATTATCTGCACCAATCTGAAATTGTTTATCAATTGGTAATCCTCTTAATTGTTTTTCAGCATCAGTTAATTGTCTAAAAGATTCTTTAGGAGTTAAATATTTTTGCAATTGTGCTGTCTGAGTAACAGCAGGAAGTAAAGCAGAAAAAGGATCTTTACCTTGAACACCTTGACCAAATATTGCAGAACCTAATAAAGCAGCTTGAGGTATATTTCCTAATAATCCACCATCTTGATTCATTGGTGTATTTAATAAACCTTGTAATTGTTGGTATTTTCTTTTTAAATCTTCTAGTGCCATTATATTAATCCTAATCTCCTTAAATAATCTATATTAAAAGGGTTACTTGTTACATTTGTGCTACTTAGTAAGCCATATGGCTGTGCAGAATAGCCAAACTGTTGACTTGGGGGTGTTATACCCAACAGATTATTAATTGTATTTTTAGCATTATTATAGCTTGTTTGCAAACTAGAACTTAGAGGTTGTCCCATATTTCCCATGTTAGCAAAGTATTGATTTACCATAGATTCTTCAGGTGTAGAACCAGATATTAAATAAGGTGCTTGACTAATAATATTAGTTATAGCATCTCTACCTTCTCCTCCAGTTGGAGTATTGTTTGCAATACTATAATCTCTTAAAAATTCATAACCTGGAGTATCAAGCAACATATTCTTAGCTTGTTCAGTTTGATATGCTGTTTTTAATGCACCTATTAATCCTAATTCAAAAGGATTAGCTTTTACATTAGCTGCATAGTTATCTAAGAAACTTGTAATACTATCTCTATCTTGTGGAGAAACATCAACTTGTGGATCAGGATCGCC